CCAAAGGCTTTAAGAGTTCCTTGTAGAACTGTAGGTGCTAGTTTCTGCATTACACTTCCTGTAGCTTTTCCCATAGGTCCACCACCTAACATTAACATCATAGCTACAGGATCATTAATAGTATTCTTTAAATAATCACCAAATGCTTTTACACCACTTCCATTTTCACTAGGATACATTCTAGTTTCTATGCCTGTATCAGTTTGTACATTCCTTCCTTCAGGAGGTGTAAATCCAGGACCTACTATTCCTTGTACAGTAGGATTACTTTGTATACTTTGTATACCTTGTGAAATAGGAGCTGCTATATATTGATCATACATACTTCTAGTATGAGAAGCCATATCTCCTATAGAACTTACTTGTCCTGGTTGAACCATTATACTTTTTTCATTACTAGGATCAAAGCTTTGTTTACCTGTACTCATGTATTGATCTAGAGAATTAAACGCCTCATCATCTGTAAACTCACTCCTACTATACATAGAATAAGGAGTACCATCATATGTAAAACTTTTAGTAGGCATCTTTTTCTTCCATATACTTCTCTAACACTTTACTACTTAATAACAACAAAGGATCATAGTAGAAAGCCTTCTTCCTTATCTCTATACAGTCTTCTATAGAAAAGTTCCAATAACAGAACTCCTTACAGTCCCTATGGTAGCGATCTTTATTTATTTCTCTGTATTGCATTACATCTTTCCTAGCCACTGTAATATAAAAGCTGTAAGAATTCCTACACCTACTAGAAATGAGAATAGATATATCAACCCTTCAATAGTATCTACTATAAAATTTCCTAGCCTATTCATTTTCTTGCCCTCTACACTTTCTAACCTTAATAAATATAAGAATGTAAAATATAGAAATAAAAGGTAGACCTAGTTCTAAAATCCCTACCTGTCCTATATATAAACCACTCCCATACCCCGTTGTGGTTTATATCGCATATCCTATCCTCTCCGGTAAACCATTATACTCGATGTGGAAAATCTGTCTAGTCAGTATTTGTCCTACACCTCTTGTAGGATAAGTCCTACATTTTTTACTTGACACTGTAGGACAAACACTTACTACACAAATGTATAGTAGTCTCGACCATTTGATGTACAGATGTGCAGGTAATGGTCTCATGGACCTACAGCCTTAAACTTACTCCTATCCAACCTACCCTTCACTCCTTCTAACTTATCTATATCTAATGCATTTCCTTTTTTCTTCCTTATACTCCCCTCACCCAGAGGTTCTACACTTTCTCCTCCTGTTACATCCCTTCTTTCCATTGAAGAACCAGGAGTTCTAGATTCTCTTTCTCTCTTTATATCCGTAGAACTAGGTCTACCTGGAGATACACTCCCCTTAGTAGTCCCTAGTATCCCCCTTATCCCTGCTAATTCAGTCTCATACACACTATCTAATGCACTTAATATCCCACTAGGCTTAGCATTAGGACTTGTAATATAGTTCTTTAAAGCTGCAATACTAGCATTATCTTTACCACTAGGATTAGCTATTAATTCAGTCATCTGTCCCATTACTGCTAGAGCTGAACTTAGTCTCTGCCTATCTTCACTTCCTACCGCTCCACCACCTGCTGTTATAGATGTAAAAGGAATAGGTAGTCCTTGTTGAAAGTACGTCTTAGCTATATCCCACCAGGCACTATATTTCTCTGGATTCTTAAATACAGGATTAGTAAGAACCTCTTCCTTTACATGATCATACATGCCCTTAAATTGAGGATATATCTCCAATCTCTTTCTCTGTTCATCTGGAAATGTTTCTGCATGCCATCCACCTCTATTTAACTCAGCATTACTCATTCCTGATGGACTTCTCTGTAAATTTCCATCCTCATCTAACTTATATCCCACTAACTGTTCTTGAGGTCTACTCTCATACTGTGCTTTATTTATAGCTGTTTCTTTACCATATGTCTCTTGAATATTAGCCTGAGCTTCTGCTTGTCTAGCTTGTTGATATGGACTTTGAGGTATACTACCTTGAGGTTGATTAACTGTTACACCTCTATTTCTAAGAATATTATCATGCTGCTCTTGAGATATCTCACCATTCCTTAACATCTCATTAGCTTCAAATATAACTCTTTGTTGAGCTATATTCTGTGTACTTCCTTGTTGTGGTACACCTTTCTGTACTCTACCTTGTGGTGCTTTACTCTGTATATTACCTTGAGGCTGAGTACTACCTTGAGGTCCTTGAGGTTGAGCATCAGGAGATAACATCTGACCTTCTAAACCAGGAGGTAGATTCATCTTAGTTCTCTCTGATACTGGGAATTGACTAAGTCCTACATTATACCCAGCCTGTCCACTTATAGCCTTATTCATAGCATTAAAAGCTAGACTCTCTCCATTAGTAGCTTTTCCTGTAGTTACTAATGTTTGTAATCTAGCATACTCTTGTACATATTCTGGACCTAATTTTGCAATAATAGCATCTTGAGTAGGCTTAGGTAAAGTCTCAGCCTTAGTAGCTTCAGGAAGAGGATATTGTTGCTCAGGTTCTCCAGTCTGTTTGTTAATAGTTGTAAGTACTCCGTTTATTACTTGTGAGTTATTAGCATACATATCTACAGCCTTAAGAACTGTATCTTTATCCTGTAGTAAAGTATTAGGATCAGAGAAGTACCTATAACCAGCAGTACCTTGCTTTACTCTTCCACTTGTTAATAATCCACTTATTAAAATCTTATTCTGTTGAACGTTATCTTGTCTCTTCGCTATTTCATTAGTAAAACCTTCATAAGTCTTAGCTGCATTAGGACTATATCTTGTTAATGGCCCTAATTGGTTTACTAACTTCTGTGCTCCTGTAAAGTCTCCTGCATTTAAAGCCTGCCTATATGCTATATTAATATTACCAATAATAGGTTCTATCTGTTCTTGCATGACTCTTTGTCTGTATTGATTTACTGCATTACCACTTTTATCTAGAAGTCCTAATAAAAGCATCATCCCCATACTAGGTTTATGAATATCTTGTATCTGAGATTGAACACCTTTACTACTTTCACTACTAGGAGTTACAGAAGAAGGTTCAGGCATACCTGGATAAGAGATAGGAATATTAGATGAAGTTCCAGTTGGATATGGAGCACCTCCACCTTGATAACTAGAAATAGGCTGCATACTAGAGTTATCAGTAAGTGCCTCATTACCTTCTACAAGAGGAGCAAGCTCAGAGTCTATACTTTGTAGTCCAGGCATATATTCTCTCTACCCTGCTAATGCTGCAGCAGTACCACCACCACTACTACCACCTAGATAACTTGTCACTATACCAGTATTTCCAGTACCAGATGTTTTCTGTGTAGGACCTGGAGTATAAGGAGTAGCATTCATTCCACTTATAAATCCTTGTAGTAAATTCTGTAAAGTTCCTGATGTGGCTTGTCTCTGTAAATCAGAAGCGTTAACTCCTTGTAATCCTCTACTTAACGCTGCATTTTGTAACTCAGTAGACACCCCAGGATATGCTTGATTTATTCCGTATATATTAGAAAGATACTGAGATCCTAATCCAGCCTGAGCTTGTTGATTTTGACCCATTAAACTCTGTGCACCTTGATTGTATCCTGAATATGCATTGTTATATAAACTTTGTAATCCACTACCATACTGACCATAAGCTTGTTGAGTAAGTTGAGCCATTAACTGTGCAATAGGTAATGATATACTAGCTGCACCTTTAGCCTGAGCTTCTTCATTAGCTCCACTTCTTCCTAGACCCATTAATGAATTCTGATTCTGTATCTGTGGACCAAGTATTTGATGGAAGTAATCATTACCAGCACCTAGTAATTGTGGTTGTAAATTCTGTAAAGCTCCTAAGTTCTGTCCTAGTGTAGCATTTAACATTCCTCCACCTTGACCAAGTTCACTTTGTAAGGTATTACTTAAATTCTGAGAGTTAGCATTTGTAAGACTATTTAATCTATCTATTTGACCAGTAGGATCTATAGAGCCTAAAGCTTGATTAAACCAATCTCCAGGCTGCATACCAGGTACAGCACTTAAATTTATTGCATTATTTATTAAAGAAGTAGTATCTCCTGAGAATTGACTACTCTGCATGTATTGAGGTATAAGATTCTCAAATCCTCCTACAGCTCCACCCATGTTTAATAAATTACCGTATCTTAACGTATTAAGAGCTTGAGTAGTAGGATCTAGTTGAACTTGTGTAGTTTGATTATTCTTAGTACCTGTAAGTCCAAATCCTTCTTGACCTAGTATATCACCAACATTTCCACTAGTAATACCACCAGCTATTCCACCACCAAATAGACCACCTGAACCACCCATTATTCTACACTCTCTTGTATAGATTTAATATCTTTCTGCATAAGTATATGTACGATGGAGAATCCATACTTACGCTCTAGACCTCTATATTCTTCCCTTTTAGTATTAAGTACCATTTTTATAATATCTGGATGGTCTTTTTTTATACTCGTACATATGTAAGTTTCTAGATCTTGTGCAAAGGTATTGTCTCTCTTTCTTTCAGCCTCTACTTGTTCTATATAAGCTACTGTTCCTAGGATATTTACAAGAGCATGAGAGACTATAGAAGACTCTTTAAGTTCTACAAGACAGTATAAAGTTCTATCTCTCGCTACAAGACGTAACATTCTGTTTGTAATCTCAGCTTCATTACCATCATTCTCCATAGCTATTCTATATATACGCTCATAGATATCATGATATAAATACCTCCATATACTCTTAGAAAGATCTACTTCATATATCATTCTTCATTCCTTTTAATACGTACACCATTTGGCAGCTCATTACTATTTTCTTCTTGAATTCTACTTACTACATTATCTATTATATTTCTTCCATAGAGAATATCAAGAATCATGCTTACTTTTACCTTAAGTTCCATAGGTAAAGTTTTAAAATACTCTATACACTCAAGTTCTCTATTATTAGTCTCTACAAGTCTCTCATCTATTAACTTATAAATATTCTCTATTGCTTTTTCTATATCTTCATAAGAATCTACTTCATGTAAGAATAACTTTACTACTTCACCTGAAGCCATATTCTTAGAAAACTCTATAGCAGTACCTTCTCCTAAGTTTATAGGTCTAGTATCTAAATAGGGGTATATAAGACTAGCAGCATGTTCTGCTACTATAAACTCTTCAGGGCTTAAAGAATCAGTAAGGTCTGTATCTTCAAATAACCTATACATCTGAGTATTTGCTCTTTGATCGCATACTTTTAAAGCACTGTATACTCTATCTTTAAGGGAAGTAAAGTCATCTGTATCATTAACTATAATTTGTATATTTTCATCAGCCATTGTGAGATATCTACTTACTAAAGCTTTATACTTCACTTGTACTTCCTTTATATATAAAAGTTAAAACCCCGTATTTCTACCAAAGGGTATATATTGTGGAATGGGTATATTTTCTCTGCTTAAATCAGCATTTCCTACTCCTCCAATACATGAGTCTTCAAATACATTAGAAGAGTTAAAAGCTGCTTCTGATACCTCTACCTTTCTATATTTACTCTTAGCAATTACTGCTCCTTCTTTAATTATATAACACCTATTAGCTCTAGGAAGGAAAGGTTCTCTAAATTGTTGCATACACATCTGGTCTTGTTTTAATAAAGAGTTAAATAAATCTTTCTCTGATATATCTAACTCTATATCTCCTGGACCATATGTTCCACTAGAAAGATTATGACCAAAGTATAGAGTACCTTTTAACTTCTCAGGTACTTCTACTTTAGTCTTCCTCTTTCTACTCTTTACTGACTTAGAAGGTTCTACTATTCCTAAAAGATTTATAGTATCTTCATGAGCTTGTATATCTTGCTCAGTACTAGGAGGAGAAACTTTAAATCCAAGCTTTAATAGAGTTTCTAAAGCTTGTTGAGGAGATACTTCTACTACCTTAGCATCTCTTTTCTGTATCCCTTCAAATACAGATAGATCTTCCTCAAAGATCTTTTTAGGTTTAGTAGGTTTCTTACTAGGCATTTTTACTATCCACCACAATACGAAGCTCTATTTCATACATACTCCCAGGTATAAGAGTATTAAATAGGTCTGGACTACTTACATTTACAGAGAACTGACCTGAGGGAAAAGACATATTACATTCCTCTCCACCAGGAAAACCTGTAAATAAAAGCTCTAATTTATCAGAGAATGCTTTTTTAGTTATACTAGCTAGAAACGCTCTACACTTCATATCTCTCCTTAAGTAGTAGGTAGAAATGCTCCTATAGAACTTACAGTTTCAATACGAATCATAAAGTTCTGGTCCTGTACAGCACATTTAAACATAGTTTTAGTACCTACTTTACGTCCTTGAGCAATAGGATTAGAATAGGAAGCTCCAGGAGGAGTTATATAAGACTGCATAGACATTGCATTGAGCTTTACACGTGCAAATGCATTCTTACCTAACATCCATGCCATGAATATCTCTAATCCACTAGCAGGAGCAGTAGGAGCTATAGTCTCTGTACCTGCAGGCTGAGTAGTAAGGATATAAGAAGTATTAGGAAGTCCTCTACTTACTAATTTAAAAGGTATAGTAGCACCTACTCTTGTGAGGTAGATATCGTATGAATACGAAACAGCAGTAGGAGTAGTTACTGTAATACTTCCTGTGGTAATAGATGCAGATACAGCTAAGTTAGCACTGTTCTGAGAGATTCTACGTTCATAATCACTTGTAAGATCTCTTGCTACAACTACTACTTGATAGTTTCCTGTTGCTAATGCTCCACCTGTATCTGTAACAGTAGCTCTAGCCTTTACACTTGTAGCAGCGGAGCTATCAGGAGCAGCTTCTCCACGGTATATAGGTAGAAAGTTACCTCGTACAAAGTGTCCACCCATGTATATACCTATCTCAGCATTCTCTAACTTACGTACACGTGCAAAGTTAGAACTATTCTGAAATACGGTATCACTGAGAAGCATATCAGCTTCTTGTTGTGGCTGGACTACTACTCCATAGAGACCACCTTCAAATTCAGGAGCACCTAAAGCACGTAGTTGAGCTGTAGCACTTACAAGTGTAGAAGTAGTTAACCTGTCAGTTTTAGGACTTCCACTATTTACTATAGAAGCTCTAGTAGTAACTCCTGCATTTCCATAAATAACAGTAGTACCTGTATTTAGTAAAGTATTAGCCATTTCTCTTTCCATAAGTTCAGCAATGGCTAAGGAACACCTATCAATAGCTATTTGTAGAATGGGGTGAGTAATAGTTACAAGTCCTACATCTGTCAGAAGGGCTACAATACCCCACTGTTCAAGAGTAACATCTACAAAAGTGAAACCAAGTGCTACAGAATCAGGGGGTACACCTTCTACTAGCTGAGCATTAGGAATGTTAAACCTGTTATACCTTACAATACGCATTGTTTTAGACATATAAGCTTCTAGTTCTCTATCATCAGCAAACTGACCTAATGCTAAGTTCCTTTCAGATAGTTCATACATCCTCTTAGTAATCATTACATTAGGAGCATCATTGGCAAGGGACTGGAAGTTGTTAATTACATCAGCCATCTCTAGAATTCCTTTGTAAAACCTTAGTAGACATTAGAAAAGAGTATATATGTGTGGTATATATACTCTTCTTAGACCACACTTTTAGTATACATTTCTAAACTCTTTAAGCTAGTAAAATCTCCTCCTATTATTAAGGTACAACCTGTAGATCATTTATAGGTGAAATTGAAAGAGATGCTTGAGCTTGTACAGTGTTACTAGGTATAGATTCTAGTCCTGAAGAGTCTAAAGCTGTTGTTTGGTAGCAATAGATAACTCCATCTACAACTGAACCATCTGTAAAGCCTTGTAGAGGAAGGGCTATATCTCCTATAGGAGTAAAAGAGCCTACACAGGAATCTTGTCTGTACATACGAAAGCCTACTGCAGGGTCAGTACTTTGTGTATAATCCCACTGAAGAGTTATTGCAAGTGCGTACACATTTATAGGAATTAAAGATAAGAGCAGTAAATAGTATAGTTTCTTCATATTCTACTCCTTTCCTTCTACACGTATGTAGTCTCCATAAGGAGATTCTTTACCTTCATGTATTATTGTTATAGTGTAACAGTATGTTTTACCTTTTTCAGATGATATGTCTGTAAAAGTATCTGCAGGGTAGTATACAATCCCTCTTAGTAAGTAATGACCTTCACAGTTATCTTGACGGTAGATATGAAACTTTACCTCCTTTACCTTCTCTATCTGCATAGGTAGACCTTTAGGATAGTTCCATTGCAGAGTAAGAGATTCTCCAGGGATAGAGAGTAAAGAAGTAAATAGAAATGTACTAAAATAGTAAAGAACCAAACTCTTCATTAATCTTATCCTGTGGCATTTTATGAAGTTGCTCAGGAGTAAAACTAGAAATGTTACCGCTAGACATATCTACTCCTCTACGAGCTTTCTCTACTTCCTTCTGTTTCTTTAAGGAACTTTTCTTAATTATTCCTTCTGTGTAGGTACCTTTGCTTTCCTTTATATATTGACCTAAAGCAAAGTCAACTATATCTGTACGTGGAATACCCCTACCTTGTTTTAGAAGGTTAGTGAAGGTAGATTCTAGCTTCTCACGTACTGCTTTCTTAGCTTTATTTAACTCTACAATTCCATCCTCTGTATTAGAATCTCCAGGTAGGAGTTCATCTATCTCCTTCAACCAGTAGTCAGAAGTGTAGAAATCTACCTTATCCTCTGCTGCATCAGCACGTAGAGTAGCCTGAGAGGTCTTCTTATTAATTCTAGGCTCTAAAATTTCATCCCAAACATCTTTAGGCTCTTCTCTTACATTTGTATTACTTTGCTGTTGAGTACCCCTTTGAAGTTCAGAGAAACCTTCCTTTAATCCTTGACCTATAAGCTCCTTTAACTTAGCTTCATCTAGGGTAGGTTTACTTTCTTCTACACTTTCATTTTCTACAGTCTCTTCTGCCATACTATGCAATCCTCTTTACATGAACTTGTACATTTCCAATAAAGGAGGTAACTGTACCACCTACGTTTACTCCTAGAATCTGTCCTGGTCCAGCTTGTGTAGGAGTAGCTATTAAAGTTCCAAGGACATACTTAGAGTTGTTACCAGCAGTAGATCCACCTATTGTACCAGTAAGTTGTGTAGTACCGCTTCCAATTGCAGTTCCAGAAGCAGCCCACAGTAGATCAAAGGTAATAGATGTTCCTGCTGCTACTTGGTAGATAAGTGCAGCATCTACTTGCCAGATACCTTCTATTACTGTAAAGAGTGGATATGCACCTGCTGCTGGAGCGGTATTACATGGAAGGAAGAGTTGATCTTTATCATGGAGGATATTAGCGTCCTGCATGTATTTCGTAGGAGATACAGCTTTAACTCCAGCTTGTAGAGCCTGCCAGAATACAGTTCCTAAACCTGTATTAGTACCTGGACGGGCTATAGCATCATAGGATTCCTGTTGCATACCCATTTTTATATCTCCTTATCTTTAAAGATTAAAACTCTGTATCACTCATATTACTCTTCTGGAACTTTACATTCTTTGTCTTACTCCTACTATTATCCATACTTCCTTTTTTCTGCTTATTCCTTCCTGAATGAGAAGTAGCAGACTTACGTATTTTATTAGCTTTCATAGCTTCTTTTCCATTAGACATATTACTGGACATTTCCTTTATTCCCTCCACCTTGTAGAGATTGTAAAGCTTGTTGTATCTGAGGAGGTATACTACCTTGTCCGCCACCCTGGAGTTGAGGTTGCATACCTCCTTGCATTCCACCTTGTTGCATACCTGGCTGCATAGGTTGCATAGGTGGAGCATCTATAATTATATCATCTAACCCTTCTTCTCCTACTGAGTAGATAAAGAGAGTTTGTATTAAAGAAGCAAAGTTAACTTGTTTACCTTGACTTTGTAAGAGTTGAATAGTTTCTGGATTAGTTAAGATTTCTAGTAACTTCGTTAAAGAGTCAGCTACTTGTTGAGTATCTCTAAATTCTAGAGAACACTGCCATTTAAAGGTGTAGTTACCACGTAGGTCTAGTTTATTAAATACTTTAGGAAGATTGCCAGCTTTTCCTGGTATCTTTATGAGTTGAGAAGTAGGAATATATTCTAGAGTTACATGGTAGATATCTCCTATACCAGGAGTTAGTAGAGATTCTTCTATACATGTAGCACTATCTTCTGTATCTGCTAGGGATAAGTTAACTAAGTTATTCACTGCAAATCCAGCTCTAGGCATATTTCTACCAGGCTGACCTTCTGCTATAGTTCCTCCATTTCCTCTATCCATTAAGCCTAAATATATTTGAAATGCTCTTATTCCCTCAGGTCCAGTATCTTGAATCTGTATAGTTTTAAATATATTGTTAGGATCTCCCTCTACATCCCATATCCTTCTAGGTCCATATACATATTGCTCTGTACGTGTAGCTTGATTTCTATCTCTAGCTATAGGAGGTTCAGCTACTACACTTCTGTTACTTTCTACTTGACTTAAAGCATTATTAGCTAGAGTTTGTAGAGTTCGTATATCATCCATTTGAGAGGAACTTGTATAAAGTTCTCCAGGTAGAGGTCTTTCATTAGCCCAGCGATATAAAGGAGTATTCTCCTCTTCATCTAATCTTACAAGACATGGTTCTTGAGTATTGTAACATATTACAGTATAGAACCACTTTCCTCCTAATCTAAAATATACCTTACTACCTTGAAAGAAAGCATTACTACGTTTAGTAAAGGAGTCTATAAATTCTTTACTCTCCTTTTTTAAATCTTCTTCTGTTTTACGTTTATAGTTACCAGTACCATGCATAAAGTCTGATGGACTACTTAATCCAGCATATGCTAGACGTTCTATTAAATGGTAAGGCCATATAGGAGTGTGGAGTTTATCACTAGAAATGTAGTCGTACAGAGAATGTTCAGGATCATCTCTATCTACAAAGCTGTAGTAAACTTGATAAGGGATAATTATATCTTGGAAGATAATTTGAGCTTCATCTCTTGTTCCTGCAGTATCAGGGAATATATAAAAGGAAAAAGGATCTATATCTTGTTGATAAGGCCATACTTCATCATTTGTTACTTTTATAGAAGTTCCTAATACAGAGAAGTTATAGAGTTGTAAGGATCTTATTAAAGAGCCTATAAGTCTATTCTTTTCTATCTTTTCTGAATATATAAAGTCTAAGTATGAGTCTACATATTGAGCATTTTCATGGCTGTACATATCTCTTGGGAAGGTTTGAAAGAACTTACTTCTAGGGAGTAAGAGTTTTTTAATTCTAGAGTTACCACGCTCTATAGTCCTACGGGCGTGAGGAATGAAGTAATGAATAGCTCCATCTGATAGAGGTAACATGTAGTTATAGGTAGGCCAACCTCTCCAGGCTCTGTAATTTCCTAACCATTCATTTTCTATAAACTTACGTCTATTACGTACTCCTTCTAGTGGTCCTAAAAGGATGTCTAACACCCACTTCTCATCGTCTTTACTTATGGGCATTTATTTCACACCGATTTATATCTTTTACGACCGTTATATAATCATCAGGAGCGTCTTTATACATTTCCTGTGCAATAGGAAGACAGTCTACACAGGTTAGTATGTAATCATACTCTTTATATCTACTAATGTCAATACTATCCACGTGAGATATCTCCCATCCAAGACCAAGGATACTTAGGATTTCCACTACTTCCGTATAGTTCTTCATACAGAGTTTTCTTTTTAGTTTCTATTTTTATATCCTCTAGATAGGATGTAGACCATAAGAAGTTTTCTAGAGAGTATCTATCTCCATCACATATATCTTCATAATTATGATCTTCTACAGGTTTATCCCCATGAGTTCCATCTTTCTTCTTAGGATATCTATACCCTCCACTATATGCATCTATAAGCATGTAACAGTTCTTATCTATCATTCTAGCAGGGAGGTTACATATACAGAGTTCTTTATGAAGTTTACGTACTCTATTTAAAGATTGTTCAAGACCTATGTTTGTTTTAAACTTAGTGTTAATTCCGTATTCTGTAAGAAGGATACTTCTATCACTCTTTGAGTCCTTATTAGTTCTACTTGTGTTATTTCCTGATTTATCTATACAGAAGTATATGTTGGTAAAGTGATTTTCTAATATAGAGAAATCTATATCTGTAGGATCTCCTGATCTTTCTATTAACATTTCCTTTACTTGTGTATATCTTTCAAGATCAAAGTATGTAGGATAGAAGTCCTGTAGGTGTTGAAGGATTCCTAGTTGATCAGAGTTTCTATAATCTGCTAGTTCGTAAGTAGTTTTATCGTACAGATTAGTAATCTCTGAAAGAGTTATGTAGTGATCTTTATTATATGCACACTTTTTAATTTGACTAAACGTAACACCAGGATGTTGAAATCCAGGATCTATACCTACAAATAGAGGGAGTTCAATATCAGTCTCAAAGGAAGCTACATGTACTTCTGGATGGAAGGTTTCTATTACACGTATACCACCGTAATAAGGAACAGTCTTACCTTCTAGAATTCTACGTATGTCATCTGGGTTGGAATGTGTAGAGGCAATTTCTAATACATAGGAGGATGGGTTATGATCATTTTGCACAGATGTTGTTTGAATGTGTCTATATGTGATATACTTTCCTGTATATGTGTCAGTAGTTGTTGTAAGATTTCGTATTCCTGGTTCTCTCCCGAATAAGGTGTGTAATTCATTGATATTAGGAGGAGGGTTAGTTTCAATAAGGAATCTACGCATATCTTTGTACTGTCCGTTAGGTAGTTTAAAGAACGAAGCATGCTGCCCTCGTAATCTACTTTGTAGTCCACCTACTACTCCTTCTCCACGGAAGATTTCACCAAAGTTATTATTTTCCATTGCATCAGAGACTACTATAAAGTCATATGTAGGTCCCATATATGCAGTCCAGGATTTAGTTTGACCTCTGTATACGATAGATCCATTAGGTAAGTGGCATTCGTTATAGTCTCCTTGGTGTTTGAATCTAAAGAGTTTATCAAAGTTACCTTTAATTATATTTTGTTCACATGCAGCTTTGATGGAGTTCTTAAAGTACTTCCAGAGTGTTTTATTATTATCTGTTAGGTCTTTTCTAAATAAAATACCTTCACTTTCTGGAATAGATATTGCTAAAGCTACTGCTAGTGCTGCATAGAGCATAGTTTTAGCACTTCCTACACCTCCTTGCCAGTATATGTAATTCTCATCTCCTGTAAGTATTTGAGTAGCTATTTCTTCTTGATGTGGGAGCATATGGCGTGAGTTAAATAATGGACATGTAGGTTTTATACATATAGGAAAGAGGTTATGTAAAGACCACATTATTCATCTCGATTCTTGGCACAATAACCTTTATCATGGTCACAGTATGTATGTAGTTCTAAAGGAATAACAAATGCAGCAGGGTTATTTTTAACTTGGTCTACCATTTTTAAGAAATCTTCTTCTGTAAGAATATGAACTAGAGCTATATCTGGATTCTTAATACCTACTGTTATAAAATTTCTGTCTATACCTTTGAATTTATTGAAATATACAGTCATTTACTCTACACTCCTTTTAACTGTATCTAAAAGAGTACGTCCTGCTATATCCCATATAACATCAAATTGAGAGACAAAAATAGTCTTAGGAATGTATGTAACTTTAGAGTACGCTCTTCCTTCTAGTTCTATGGTAACATCTACTTTATAACTATCAGCATTAAATCCTGAATCTGTGAGGTCTATAAGAAGTCTTATCATCTTTTATTCTTTACCTTCTTTTAAATTACCATACTTATCAAGTATTCTATTAGTAATACTTATAGGGTCTATTTCATACTCTTCTTCTATCTTATAAGGGGAAGAAAACATCTCTGTAGGAATATTTATTTCTTCTTCTCTTTTAGTTTCTATATTTTTATCTAAGATATACTTAAGAACAGAGATTATTTGAGTACCTGTAAGATTTATAACTCTATTTTCTACCGTAATAGTTCCTTTAGTAATAGCTTCTTCTAAAAGAGAATAAGAAAGTTGACTCAGGTCCATATTTTCCTCTATAATGAGTAGAGACTTATAAAATACTTACTTCTAGACTATAAGTATTATGATTTATTTATTATTTTCTTGTATTTTTCTTAATTTTGGTTTATACTCTCTCTTAGTTTGTTCTTGATAAGAGATTATACTTATAAAAAAGAAGGAAGTCAATGGATGTTATAAAGAATTTTGTAGTAGTAAGTAGAGATGTATTTCTAAATGATCTGCTAGATACTATTTTAGAGAAATATGCTATTTCAGACAATAGATCAGAGTCTTATAAGAAGGCTAAGGATAGAAATTACTTACGTAGAACAGGAAATAGAAGAGGAAAGTATGAGTATAAGGGAAATAACTAAAGAAGAGTTAGAGTTATTAGAAGCTTCTGATGTGTGTTTGAACTGTAATCATAGAGAAGTATTACATAGCGATACAGACTGTAATGGAATTTTATGTCAAGTACTTACATGTGACTGTACAGATTTTATGAGAGAAGGAGAGTATTCTGAGTGGTCTATTGAGAAATATGAGAGACTAAAGAAGTATAGAGAGGTGGAAAAGCCTTTAGAGGATACTTTATACAGAATGCTAGGAGATATTACGTTAAATAAGTTTTCTAAAGAAATAGGAGTAGAAGAAGATAAATGGAAAGTAGATGGAAGGACTGTACATATAGTAAAGCATAATAGATTTAAACTTCCTGAGTAATAGAAATGCAAAAGTATCCAGTATTAGGAATGAAGAAGGTTTTATATGAGTTTGAGAGGTTGATATTCTGGTCTCATCTTTATGGATATTGGATAACTTTAAAGGATAAGGAGAAGGTGTATATAAAAAGGAAGTTAACTTTAATTATCCAGAAGTATATTCTTAAAGAGTTATGGGTTGCTATTGCTAAGGATATATTAACTCAGGAGAGTATTAGAATAGACTCTCATGTTTATGTTTATCTTAATAAGTATGTGTTTCATGGAAATACTAGAAAGTTTTTAGTGTTTCTACAGGATGTGTTAGATAATGGAAAGTGAAGAGATTTTAAAGTTATCTAAAAGGATTTATAGGTTTCTACACCGTAGAAATTGGTCTCCTCCAGAGATAGAGGATCTACATTCTTATATGTTGTTAAAAGCTCTAGATGGAACTTCAAAGAACCATAATTCTTTTAGGTTTATATACTTTGACGCTGTTAAGAGTCTCTTTCCTATAAAAGAGAGGGATAATGATACAGTAGAAAATAATATAGATAGAATTGTATATGAATATGATTTTGATACTAAGATACAAGTACAAGAGATATTAAAGAGAATACCTAAGAATGATAGAATATGTATACTGAAGTTTATGTATGATCAAGATAAGAGTAGTAGTGTAGGGTTAGATATGAGAAGAAGAAGAATATTTACAGAGATAAGAGAAAGGGAAGAGTTTTAGTATGGACTTACAAAAGACACTTACTACAGCTACTTTTGATCCACCTCAAAGTAGTACGATAAAAGCTCAAGATACTGTATCAAGTCAAGATCCGGGTAATAGTAGTTATCCTGATTTGGTGTTAAAGGATCAACTTAATTCTATTTTAGACTGGAGTGTAGGTAGAAGTGTATTTACCCTAAGGTATGTACTTCTAGATATTCTAAAAGCATGGGAGAATAGATTACAGAGGTATTAAGTATGAATATTTCTAGTGTTATTCAAGTGTTAGAGAGTATAGTAGATAGTGAAGGAGATTTAAAAGTCTATAGAGCAGATGATACAGGTAGAGTAAATAGGACACTAGGTACTCCTAGTATTCTTCTAGCAAAGATATTATCTATAGAGAATCCTGTAGTTGTTAATGAGGAACAACTAGAAGAAGCTGTAGAAGAGAAGTGTGTCGTTATTATGTAAAGGGAGAATATGTCAGAAGATACGAGGTATAAACATACTTTATTTAAGTGTGATAGGTATGCGTGTAGTTTTATATGCTACACTTTAAATCAACTACAGGAGCATGTGTTAGATAAGCATTCTTCCACATTTGTACCTAAGTATACAGTTAATGGATTTAAGAAGGAAGTAAGGAATGGTTAAAAAGGAGTACCAGAGATTTAAAGGAAAAGGTTATAGCCTTAATGATTTAATACACTACATTAAAGGTATAGAGGATGTAAAGATGAGTACACTAGAAACATGTAAGAGAAATTACTATAAGTTGTATACCTATACAGGTGTAACATGTAGTGTTATTAGGTTATGTGAGAGGCATAACTTAGAGATAGCTCAGGAGTTAAATGAGCATCAGAAGCAGCCTAAGCTTTTTACAAAAAGAGTTAATACGTTATTTGATAAACCTGTAGTCGAGGAAAGTAGGCAAGGGAAGACTTTATGTTTAGTATGTGAGGTTGTATAAGATATGGAACTTCAGGATAAGGTTAGTAAAAATAAGAGGAAGGAGTATTTAAGAATCATATGTAGAGGAGTAGGATTAGAGACACATCCTAGAAATGTGTGGGATTTATTTATCAATGTGAGTGTACTTATGTATAGGATGTTTCAATCTAGGTAATAAGGATTATATAATGCTACTATCAGAGTTTATTAGTAAACTAGAAGATCTAGAAATGCAAGAAGGAAATATACCAGTATTTATAGATGGAGAAAGGCTTTTTACTATAGAGGTTATTGTAGGTATTGAAACAGGAAGTAAGATTGTATGGATTCAACAAGTAGAGGAGTAGTGTGTAATGAAGATATCTCAACTTATAAATAGGTTAGAAGAGTTACGTAGATTAGAAGGAGATATAAGAGTTGTAACTAATGAAGATGAAGATGTAGAAGGGGTAGATCTAGATACTTATCCAAATGGAGAGAGGGTTGTAGTGGTTATGTAGTATTTTTAAAGGTAAGGAAGAAAGATCTATATCTCAGGAGAGATTAGAGATATAGATCTTTCCTTCCCAGGAGGCTACCCTGTATGGCACTTCTTAACTTTAGCATATATAAGTAGAGATGTCAATGGATGAAGTGTGTGTATTTCTATTAGGATATGGGATAGGTATCTTTTCTATATTATTCCTTATAGCATTTCTAGATGAGCGGGAAGATCCTTATAGTGGAATACAGTGTACTCAAGAGTTACAGACCTGTATAGACTGGTCTACTAGGTTACAGGGAATACATGTACCTAAGGTGTACTTAGTAAGTATGAAGAACTATAGAAGTAGTATGTACTGGTATAGGAAAGATTTAAAGAGGATTAGTAGTTATGAAAGGTAAGTGGAAGAGTAAGTGTAAGAAGTTAGAAGCAAGTTATGAGAGGTATAGAAAGAACTATGGATGTGTTATATTAAAGTATGGAAGATTAGAGTTATCTATTAAAGCTTTAGTAGAAGGAACCTTTCCTAACTCTAATAGATTGCCTGTAGAGATTATTCTCTTCAGAAATAAGAGATATAAGGTTATAGAGGATTAGTAGTTATGAAAGGTAAGTGGAAGGTAAGGTATAAAGTGTTAGAAGAAGCGTATGAGAACTTTAGACAGCAACATAGTTGTAATGTAGTTGAATGGAGATATGAGAAGTTACCTGAGCAGTATCTAAGAGAAGGAGAGTTACTTCCTAGAGATGGTATAAGTATTCCACAGGTTGTTGTGTTTAGAGATAGGAAGTATAAGCTACTAGAATAAAAAAAATTATAGTAGGTATGTATAGATATATGTGTGTGTATAGATATATGTGTTATGTGTGTGGTACTGGGGGGGTAAGGGGGGATATATGGTCTCTATGGGTTCCCTGGACAAGCTTATATCTATTAGAGAGATCCTTAAAGGTAGAGTTTAATTAGATCTTGTACTTTCTAGAGGTATCTAATAGTTCTATTAAGTTCTATTAGATACCTTCTTTAATTACTACCTCTATTGTAGAGGTACCTCTACTCTACATACTCCCCCAGTATATTACTCCACTTCAACACATTTCTATTCTCTCTCTATGATATATAGATATATAGAGTCTTTCCTCTCTAGTTCTCTTGTATCGTAGGATAGCCCTCAAGCCTCAATACTCTACCTCACTTCCTACTCAATGAGTATTACTGTAATACTACTCACTAATGAATAACTCCGGAGCTGTCTCGAGTAACCATACAACACGAGAGTAGTTATCCAGAGGTCCTTCATCATTCAGAGGAATACAGAGTATAGAGTCCTCTTCTCTACATACTGGTGGGATATCAGAATAGAAATCACAGTCAGGATACATCAGATGTCCACTAGGAGACCTATGCGAAGTCACTACACTCAATACTCCTAGACAACAGTAAGTATTATCTCTCTCTCTGTCTTCTAGACGATTGCGGAGTTGAGTATACATTCCACTCTTCAGGGCAGTAATCCATTCTCCAAGGACTTTCTCTTTCATACTCTCAACCCTTCTACATAATAGATTAAATTTCTATCCCCTTGCTGAGGCCACCAGTGTATTTAATATCCTCCTGAAGGGGTAGACACCTCTGTAAATGTTACCCTCATTACAGAGGCATACAGAGGGGAATTCTAGCTTGTAGACTTTTTACTATTCCTTTCAGAAGTAAAAGGGAAGTATTCACCCAGATTAGCTAGTACAGAAGCTACCATTTTATATTTACTCCCTCCTTCAGTATGGAAATTATTATAATGGCTTCTTGATACATACTCTCTACTAAACTTCTGGTTTCTAGCCCACGCTATAGCTTGTTTAATTCTCCTTTCATATATCTTTGTATGAGCTTCACAACAGCATAATTGAGAAGTAGTTATATATTTCTCAGGATATATCTCTCCTTCATGAGTGATCGTAGTTTTAACTCTACATATAGGACATACCCATGATATAGTAATAGTAGGTTCTCTAGAGTATCTGTAGGTATATTTCATGTACTTACTTCTTCTTTTATACCTATAGATATACTAAAAGTTACTAAAAACTCTGCATAACAATTAGTACATATACACCTGTATATCGACTTGTGCTTAGTTGGTATAGTATACATATTATTCACCAGCTCCCCACATTCAGGGCATACAAAGGATATTGACACACTATTTTTCATTTCAATACCTCCTTCACATCTATAGATATACCATCTCTCTTCTGTAGGTTAATAGCGTTTAGTATTAGAGATACTGCTAATCTATGCTTACAGAGTATTTGATTATCAGGACAAGTACATAGTCTTTGGCTATTTATAACTGTATATTCTCCATTAGGGCTTACAACTTTAAAGGTAACAGGACTCCCTGATACATATTCTATTTTATATTTACTATCCTTTACCACTAAATCAAATGCTCTATCTAACCTTTTAACAGACTCTAGGTTAGATAGAAGAGAATTTAATAGTATATAATAAGCTTCTTGGATATGTTTAACTGTTAACCTTGTTAATATATCCTGCATATATGTCCCCTTTATATGCATTACAGTATTACACACCTCTCACATATATTTCTATACATGAGAGGTGTATCTTTAAGTTACTCAATAGAATGTGTAGAGAATCCTACTTCATTCTTCTCTTGGAACTCTCTCTCACACTCGACTACTATATTTAAACAACAATCACACAGGTTTATATAATTTGTATACTTTCCATTGAATAGAAGTTGTAATTTGAAGTAAACTATAAAAGAATCTTCCACTACTTCACATCTTTCACATACTTCATGAGGGTTATATCCGACTACGAGCATACCTTTAGGACATACTTTAGAAGCTTCATAGAGTGACATAACTACCTCATTCAGGATATGTTCGGAGTGTACTTCGTGAACAGAGGTGAATAGATCATCATAGCTATACATATATGTCCCCTTTATATGTACTTACGTTAACTGATAGACTGAAGTATCCCTGTAATCTGTTTAGTAGCTAGTACAACAGGTAACTCTTCGAAGGTATAATCCCCCTGGACATCTCCTAACATAGTAGTAGCGAATGCACGTAATAACTTCTCGTCTGTAAATGCCTTTCTATAAGTCTGTGCAGTGTTATTAATACTTCTTTGTTCCGATAAAGCTTCTGCCTCCTTTACAGAAGTTCTACTTCTCTCCTTTGGATGAAGTATATCTTTTATAGACTGTAGATGCTCTAACAAGCCAAATTTAAAGTACGCTACTTTCTCTACTTCCTTTTTAAGTGCTGAACCTCCTGTACGAGATTTAGGATTTAACTCATAATCATGAATTCTAGTACGTATCTCTGCTTTCTGTGGATCAGTGAAGAAGGATAGTTCTGTGAAGATTTCTCTATAATCTATTTCTGCAACAGGGAAGATATCCACGGGCATAGACAAAGTAGAGTCAAAACCTTCTTGACTATTTAACATTTTTTTCTTCCTTCACAGTAGTAGAAGAACAGTCGCAGTTGATATATAAATGCCCACAAACTAGACAGAACTTTTTTAATATCTCTACTCTCTCCTTATGTGGAATTTTAAGAAGCAATAACATTGCATTATAAACCATATCTCCTCTCAGCATTTACTTCTCCTTTATGTATTACTCAAATAAACTATCGTTAAGCATGCATTCATGCCATAATTGATCATTAGGGTCTATCCAAGCATCCTGTGGCATCCACATATTTAACCTAAATAGAGTCTCCAACTCTTCATAGTTTAGAGAGTTATGTGAGAGTTCTTCCTTTCTAGAGTCTAATACTACATTCCAAAGCTCTTCTATCATATTAAAAGGTATACCTAATCTAAGAGATATATCAATTTTTATTCCTTCACAGTCGTACATATACTTCTCCTGTTTCGAGGTAACTCTTCAGTATAGGCTACCAATGCCTATAAACAGGACTCTTCTCATATACGCATACATGAAAAGAGATATCGCCTAGAAACTGTATATACCAGTCGCTTTAGTAGCTTTTACTTCTTATATCTAGGTATGAAATTCTATCCTATAACACAGTCTAGGTATAGTTTCATATCGACTAGAAAGAATAACTTCTACTAAAGAAACAGTAACTAGGGGATATGTTCGACTCCAACCGACAGCTCACAGTACATAGTGAGTGGATAGTGAGAATATAACGTCTCTGAGGAGATATGTCAATAAATATAGAGAAGAATTTTATATATTTATTTTTAATTTAGTTATAAAGTCTGGCATAGTTATTGCAATTTAAGATTAAAGATACTTCACTCTTAAGATAAGAAAGAGTAAGATAAGATTATAGTTATTAGTTTAGATTTTATTACTTTATAAATAAATAGATATTTTATTAATATTATGAAAGAATATATTTACTTTTATATTAAGTTATATTTTATTTATAAGTATATTTACAAAGATCTCTTATGTATACGTAGAGATTGAGGTCCTGAAATTTTATGAATTTCATTTTAGAAAACATCTATTTTATTTCTACTTAAGGTCTTTGTATTTCTGTATCTTTAATTATATCTTGTAGAGTTCTATACTCTACCCTTTCTAGTTGTCTATCAAGATCTTCATGATTTATAATCTCAGCTAAATTTAATATACTCTCTCTACAAGAAGGATCATTCCATTTAGAATATAAAAATCTCATACTTAATACAAATACCTGTCTTGTATTTGATAAGTCTTTATGGTATGGAAAGAAGTAGTCTCTTATAGATTTAAATAAAAAGTAGTCACTGGGTTTAAAACTTGGAAACTTTATAAATTTGTAGAAAGTCTTATGTTTCTCCTCCTGGAACATTTTTTCTCCTTTGTGTGAAAAATGGTTGACATTCTTTTTTATCACTGGTAGAATTACAAATAATCAGTACAGAGTGTAGCATAAAAATACAGAAATATAAAGGGAAATTATGAACGAGAGTGTTGTTGTAAATGGAGTTGAGGAGAAAGTAAGTGAACTTACAGGCTTTGATTATACAGATTATATGGATATCACTCCTGTAGAGGTACGGGAAAGTCTTGTTGATACCTTTAGTAAGCAAGTATATGGATGGAAACGTAAGGCTAAGATCCTTATCAGGCTTTGTAATGCTCATACTCATGTACAGGATATTGAACAAGAATTACTAGAAGCTTGTGAAGGTAAGAGAGCTGATAGGACACCAAGGAGTAAAGAAGAAGTTGCAAGGACTAAGATTAGGGAATTTCTTACTTCTATGGATGCAGATAAGCTTGAAAGGTTATGTGTGAAGCATTCTGTATCTTATCATAGCTTTATGGGAAGTAATGATAAAGTAGGACTAGTAGAAGCTCTTATTGATGAGATGTTAGTAGAAGTATAATACTCTAGATTCCAGCCCCTAGAGTATTAGAAAGGTAGACATTCTTGCTTGTATTCTATACAGGGGGTATGGAATATGAGAGTCCTCTGGAATGTCTACCTTTTATTTTATTTACTTTCAAGTCTACTTTAGAAGTATGTATATATGAGAGATATTAAAATACAGAAGTTCTGGACTTTAAGTAATATGGATAGGATAATAGTTTATTTATACAGTAGAGAAGGGAGTTATATTAGTCCAAGATCAATAGAAAGGATGTGTAATGTACATAACGGAGATGTGAGTTCTTATATTAAGTGGTTGATGTTTAAAGGAGTAGTAAAGAGAAAGAAGTCTATTTTACAAACACGTATAAAGTATTTCTATACATTTAACAAGTTACCTCTTAAGAAAGAGTATATAAGAGGTGTAGTAGTAGAGAGGAAGAAATAGGATGACTAAGAAAGAGTTACTAGAAGCTTTTGAAGAAGTTAAAGACTTAGATACAGAAAATAGACATGTAGCGTTAGATGATTTACTTTTAGCTTATATAAACGACCCAGAGATATCTATAGCATATGATTCTTATCATAAATGGTATGCGTAATGGAGAATCTACCAGCTCTTAAAGATAACCAGGTAGACCTTTTAATCTCACAAGCTATAGATAAGAATGTACCAGTAGAAGCTTTAGAGAAGCTACTAGCAATGAGAAGGGAGTGGAGATTAGAAGTAGCAGAGGAAGAATTTAATATAGCTATGACAGGATTTCAGAGTGAGTGTCCTATTATTAAAAAGACAAAGAAGGTATATGGAAAGTCAGGTTATTTATACTCCTATGCACCTATAGAATCTATAGTAAATCAAGTAAGACCTATTCTAACGAAATATAACCTTTCTTATAGTATCCAATCTATTACAGAGGAGAAATATGTAGAGGCTGCATGTGTTATATATCATATACGTGGGCATAGTAGAAGTACTCCTTTTAGAGTTCCTATAGATATGAATGAAATGACTGCAGCAATGACAAAGGAGAAGTATATAACAGGAAGGTTAATGTATTGTGCTAGATATGCTTTTAGAAATGCATTTGGGATCACTACAGGAGATATAGACTCTGAGGAAGAGGTAATAGAAAGAAACCCAGAATATATCACTCAAGAACAAATTAATAAGCTTTCAGAGTTAATAGAAAAAACAGAGTATACTCTAGAGGATATCTTAAAAGGACAGAAAGTAGACTCTTTAGAGAAAATAACATGGAATAATGGTGTTGTAATTATTTCTAGATTATATGAATATATAGAGAGGAATAGGAGTGGAAAGTAGACTTACAGAGTTAGAAAAGCAAGAGTTAAAAGAAGATTTAAAGCAGTTAAATGAATTACGTATATATAGAAATGAATGTGCTAATGTATATATAGAAAGAAAACAGGCTTTTACAGAAAGTACTAAGGTTCTTACTGATAAGTTAAATTATGTAGAGGAAAGTATAGAAAGGTTAGAAGATACAATACGTAGTAAAGCTTTAGAGATATATAATAGAAATAAAGAAGAAGGAAAGGAGGTGTTTAATGGAATAAAAGAAAGAAGTGTAGTAAAAATAGACTTCTCTCATAAGGATGCTTTAGAATGGTGTGTTAACCATTTAATGTTTCTAGACTATGATGGAGCACAGTTTAGAAGGTTTTTAAAGAATCTCTCAGATAGAGATTTACCAAGGTTTGTGTTAAGAACTCTAGAATCTACCATCACTCTACCTACGAATATAAAGGATATAGAAGATGTCTAATGTACAAGACTTATTCAATAGTGAAGAGAGTGTAGAATTAGAAGCTCCAGAGAATCCCTTTACCACTCAAGGATCTAATGGAAATGAAGATATCTTTGCAGAAGACTTCTCATTAACTCCTGAACATACTAAAGCTCTAGAAGAGAATCTCTCTCTTCCTGCTGGACAGTATAAGTGGGATAAAACAGAAAGTGGGTTATCTTTAACTCTAAGGAAGAGGTATGTAGAAGGAGATACAGAAAAAGGAGATGTATCTCCTAGTGGTAGGTTAGTATATAACGTATCAGGAGTAGTAGATCCTGTAAATGGTGGAAAGAAAGGGAGATTCTCCTTTGATATCTCTCCTGATATACGTTACAAAAGAGATCAAGAAGGAAATGTAATACATCCAAGGAGTAATGACTTTAGTAATGATAATTGGGCAAAGTTTAGTAAACTTTACTTTAGTAAGTTAGATAGATCTCCTTTAGGAACTAAAGATGTATTACTATGTGTACAACAAGGGATGTACTATATGTATATTTCATTAAGTAAGAATGGAGGGAACTTTTTAGGTAATTTAAAGGGAATGTAGATGACTAAAGAAGAGGTTCAATCAAGAATAGATAATATGTTTGCAGATATGCTAGATTTGACAAAGGCTGTACTGTTAGCTGGACATAAAGAACCTGTAAATCTAATAGTGTCAGCCGTACTAACAGCTTTAATAAAAGCTACATGTAAGACAAAAGGAGAAGCGTTAGTCTTAGTACAGAGTATTGAGATGATCATAGCAAAGGAATGCTGTAGGATAGATAAACTCATATAAATAACTGTATAAAGAGCTAAGGATGTGAACTTAGCTCTAAGGAAGATATGTTTATACCTAAACCTGATTCTTGTAAGCCTTGTCCTCTGTATAGTTTATCATCTTATATAACTCCTGACTATTACGTTAAAGATTCACAAGTATGTATAGTAGCTCAAGCTCCAGGAGAACATGAAGAGGAAGGTAGAAAGATAACAGGATATCTATATAAAGGTGGAAAGAAGTTAGAAGTTACAGAAAGTGTAAGGCCTCAGCCTCTAATAGGTCCTAGTGGAAAATGGTTACAGGATGAGTTTTTTCCTTATACTAAAATTCCATACTCTCAAGTATCAAGAGCTAATATTATAAAGTGTAGACCACATGGAAAGAATGATTTACCTAATATTAATAGTAATAAGACTGTGAATGGAATTACTCCTACTATGCTTAAAGATGCAATTAAGCATTGTACAGAGAATTATCTTAATATCCCTGACAGTAACACCTACATCCTTTCTATGGGTGGGATCTCTCTATATGCTCTAACAAATTTAGAAGGAGTTAATAACGGAATAACAGATTGGAGAGGTTGGGTATTGGGAGTAGATAGTGGGTATATTAATACACAGATATTAGGATTTGACTCTTACTACCATCCTATAAGAGATGAACCTGAAGGAGTTTTAAAGAATATATACCCAGTAATTCATATAGCTTCTCTATTTAAGAATCCAACTTTATATAGAGCTACTGTATTAGATTTTATAAAGTTTGGTAGATTTGTAAGAGGTGAATGGCCTGTAGAAACACCATATATGAATATAAATATGCAACCTACAAGTATTCCTAAGTATATAGGATTTGACACAGAGTATAACATAGAAGATAATAATAGATTAGAAATGTGGAGTCTAGCAGATGTTGAAGGTAATATTTACGTCTGTGATGTTCACCATACTCATGCTTTTAATATTCTACCTATTCAGCCTAACACTACGGTAGTTACT